GTTTTTTTGTAATTCCTGAGCGAGATTTTCGTCCCATTGGCCTTGTTGATCATTGAACCGAGTACCATATGTGAAGGTATACGGCTACCTGCCCGTGGAATGGTGTAATACGTATCGACACCGTTCTTTTTATAAACAGGATCGCCGTACGCAGTCGCGTTTCTCATCCGAGTAAACTTCATCCCTTTGTGTGTGAACGTGTTCGATGGACTTGCAGCACTCGGTGGTGCTGCGACTGTAGCCCTTTTGAAAGTGCTAATCTTTGCACCTGATGGTCCGATAACATAAAGACCACCTCTCGGCCCCTTGAGAATAGCGCGGCCTTTGATATTCTTATCCCCAGTATTCATATTTATAAGAATGGAAAAAAATCTCGAAATACATAAATGAACTCTTATACGAACACGCTGTTGAAGATTAATAAACTGAGACGGCGTATCGAAAGTGCCAGGTTTGCAAGAAATGCAGCCAATAATAACAATCAACGTCGGATTATGAATAACCATTATCGGGCCCTAATCAGAACTATTCACCCACTCGAAGAGCAAGCTATGATTCTTGCTCCACCAGGGGCTGTAAACAGACTCAAAAGACTTAAGCACGTCATTGCTGTACAGCGTACTGCTAGAAAAACTATACAGAAAAGACGGGAAAATGCAGTGATGAGAGCGTCGGCCCGTCGGTCATTCATAGTTGGTGCTCATCATGCATTTACACCAGCCCAGATTTCGCGTTTTATAACCCCTCTTCGTCGTCGTACAGGCACAGTCTCAAAACCGAGTCACGCGACTCGTGCAGTCACTGCACTTACACGTCACTTGAACAGAAGATAACCTGACCCCGGAACCTATCGTTGACAGTTGAAAATTCAACCGTCTCTTCGGTTCCCGGATATGGCATCGCATACATTCCATTCCCTCCACACGTCGTGGGATTCACCCGGTATACAGTGACATCACCTGCACAGTACAGAACCGTCCCGCGATGGTTCGCCAGTACTGTGAGGTGAGCACCATTCAGGTTTGTGATTACAGGAGTTTCATCCTTCTCCAGGATTTTGGAAAAGTACTCCGCTTCAGTAACATTCGGAACAGGAGCAAGAGCCGGATGGTCAATAGGGTAAACGGACAAGATTTGGAGAGCCATTGTTTTGATGAAATGACAATCCGAATCTGTGATTTGACGTGCAGAAGACACTAATTTTTATAGTTGTTTATGTTGTATGTTTTTCCACGGGTTCTCTTAAGATTTCTGAACGCCCGGTAAGAGTTGTACCCTTTACGACCAGGTTCCCAGTCTGCTCGTATACCATTTCTTTTCCAAATGGCGTTTTTCATATTCCTAACATAAGGCGCGGAACTATGAGCCGCAAACCAGAGTGGGACACGAGGTAGACGCGTATTTGTCACGTTCATGTTTCTAATGATGTTCAGGTTGTACCACGCAGCCCCGTTCAGTTCTCTATTGTAATTTTGAGCTCTCTGTTTTTTCTGGTTGGGTGTCATACTGTTGTACCATGTATTGTACTGTCTCTTGATATTTATCAGATTGGCGTTATTCTGTGTCTTGAGGTTTCGCGCGACTGACATCACTGGTAGCACGTGACGTTTACCTGTGGCAACTGCGAGCCTCGCGATGTTCCGCGGGTTCAGTCGTCCATGCGTGGCAAGAAGTCTGATGACCGACGGATCCGAAATGTACTTGTTACGGACGAATGTCCCTGCTCTTTGTGTAGTAGCCGCAATCTTTTTCTTTTGGTTGGCAAGCTGTGCCATGAGCCGAGCGAGTCTATTTTGATCCAGTTTTATCTTACGTTGCATCCGAGCGTACGCTGTCTCCGCTGCAGGTGGCATTTATAGTAACATAATAGTTTTTTTAGCCGTACAGGGCTGTGATGATCATATCTTTCGTCATGCTATTAGCACCGGTGATGCCATGACGACGAGCCATGGCGACGAGCTCTGGTTTCTTTTTGCCGGACAGAAGCGTCTTGCCTTTGCGAACGCGTCCGTTGTTACCCTTGGACAGGTTCTCCGCGTGACGACGGTGGGCGACAGGCAGCACGTTCTCGGAGTATGCACGCTTCGTGATGTTTTTACCCTTCTTGAGGTTGCGAACGGCGTGGTTTGCAGACGTGCGAGTTGTGAGCCAGTTCGCCTCCCAGTTACGTGCGTGTCTGTTTGCGTTTGCTGCTGCGACCCCAGAGTTGGTCAATTTCTTCTTGAGCACGCGTCTCGTGAGAGTACGCAGGTTGTTCATGTTATTGACGTACTTGTTCAGAATTTGTTTCGGGGTGAGACGTGGTCCGGAACTGGCCCGTGGCCCGGCGCGCGCCCGTGTTTCGACACGAGCCGCGCGTCGCGCGTTCCGCATGCCACGTGCGATACCGGTACGTTCTCTCGCGGTCATTGCCGGGATTGGCACGTGTCGACCAGCCGCCGCAGAACGTGGTGACGCTCGGCGAACTGATGTCGGTCGGTTCGAGATGGGGCTGCGGCTCGAGGGTCCGAGGACGGCTTCAATCTCCTCACGCGTCATGGTTGCACCGGCACGCGTGAGACGAGACCCGGTTCCCAGTGGAAGGCGACTGACGGGTGCACCTGGAACACGGCGAAGTGTCTCACGAACGACGTTCGCGCCACGGGTTCGCGCCACGTTACGGACGACGACGCTACGTGACGCATTGTGAGCACGAGTCCGTGTGAAGAATGCACTACGAGAACGAGGAGACATGCGCGCGAATTCGGCGGCGCTCGGACGTGTGACTCGGACACCGGGTATGTTTGCGAGCGCGCGACTGGCAATGTCAGCTGCATTCGCATTGGGCGTTGCTGTATTGAATATCGCTCCTATGGACGGAGACACGACTGGAGTCGAGCGTACGCCACGATTCGGTTTCCCGGAAAGAAACGGGTCCCTGAGAATTTCAGTGAATGACGGCAAACCGGCATTTGATGCACCGTTCTTGAGGCGGTACGCGGACACCTTGTTCGTGTTTGCACCGCGGTAGCTTCCAGTGAGCATGCGACCCAGGAACGCCTTGGTCTGTGGGAGACCGCCTTTTATTTCGCTGTCAAGTGCATTCAGGAAATAGTGTGTATCGTATTTGGAAGACGTCAAATTTGAAATTCCGGAGTTCCGGTAGCTTCCCGAATTGATGGCTGGGTTCGAACCATGCTTCGTCAGACGTGACAGACCGAAATCCGTCAGCAAGAAACGAACCTTTTTACCAGTGTCATCGACTAGGATGTTTCCGAGGTGCAGGTCGTTGTGTCGAAACTCGGGGTACTTTGTGTGAATCGTCTTGAGCGTCCCAATCACCTGTCGGATGAGATCCGCCATCACCTTGTCGGTGATGCGGTCACCCATCTTACGCAGCCAGCTCTTCAATGTTCCACCATGGGCGTACTCAGTGTACATAACCATCTGCTTACTGTAATTAAAAATGTTGGTGCGTCTGGAAGTGAATGCAGACACTGGGACGAACAGATTTTGTTCGAAAAACTTGATAGGCTTTGGAATGTGTCTCGGGGCAACCTTGTAAAGAGCCTTTTGTATGTTGTATTCGGCGCGCGCCGCCTGATTTGCAGAAGAAAACGCCTTGTCTGTGGGTGAAACCTTGATGATGATTTTACGTTTTCCGGCTGCGTCTGTCGATGCGAGAAAAACTACACCCTGTTGACCTGATGCAAGACGTGCCATACCTGGACGAATTGACTTCCGACCTTTGGTGACGTTGTACACTGTACGGAGACTGCCATTTGGCGCAGCTGATGTCAGCTCGTAGCCGGTACGCCCGTTGTTCGTCGAATTCTGAAACAAGCGATTCATACTTTGAACCAATATTTTCTTTCCACGGTTACCATTCAACAATCTTAGCAAGGAACACCAAATACGCTTTTGTGAGGGGTTGAAGATGACGCCACAAGACGGCGGGTGAAATCATAATCCGGTTTCGTGGATCACGCGTGGATATTTTTGAATAAGCATAATGAAAATTGTGAACCTGTCGTCTCACCTCGTCGTCGTTGTTCTTTAATGCAAATGCACCATAATACGCATACATGATAAACTTGATGATGTCATCCCGTTTCACGTGACTCCACCCGTTTTGACGAATTTTATTGAGCATCACTGACGTGTTTGTAGTCCACTGACGCTTGTTGAGGTTTTTGAGGTTGGCTGGGATATTACGCACTACGGGTGTAGCTACCATTCTGCTTCCATTCGGCCCTATAACATAACGCGAAGGCTTGTTAGTTCTGAATTCCGACATACTATACCCATACATAATTTTTTGCGCCTCCACGCAGCCGAAGGACGAGATGGAGCGTCGACTCTTTCTGCACGTTGTAATCAGCCATCGTGCGATCATCCTCGAGCTGTTTTCCTGCAAAGATGAGTCTCTGCTGATCCGGAGGGATGCCTTCCTTTTGAAGAATCTTATCCTTAACACTCGCAATAGTGTCAGAACTCTCTACTTCAACGGTTATAGTTTTCCCAGTAAGAGTTTTAATGAAGATTTGCATCTTATTGAGTAGCGAGACATTTTTTTAACCTGATGCGTTCTACGCACGCGAATGAAATTTTGTACAACTCGACGAGATTTCCATCGTTAATTTCGTCAAGGTGAACATCAGTCACGACTGCAATCAGAATGTGATATTTTTCATAGAAATTTGTAGCTGACCACAGTCCAGCCCACGGACGTTCAGTCTGCGGGTTGAACGTGTGTCTAAAGTCCCGCAGAAATGCTGAAAATATCTCCATACATATCCATTTCTGAAGATATTTTTTTAAACTCGTACATCAATCTGTTTCGACACACGAGGTACGCAGGATCTGTGATGGATCGTCTCCATATTCTCTGGATAATGTGTGCGCTATGATTCACGGTGAGCATCTCGGTCCTCAAGTTTGCGTACATTGTTCGGTTGAACATATTCAAAGTGTTTTCGACGACGCGTTCGACATGGTCCCATGGATTTCGTGGAAAAGGTACATTCATAGCTGCCCAGACAACGTGAATGAGCACATTCCGACAATTTTGCAGTATGGGTTCAACTGTGGTGTATCCATACTGACGAATAAAGGGCGCGAAGACATCACGAATAGTTGCATTTGTGTTTTCCCAGTCTTTGTTATCGAGTCTGTCCGTCATGTTCCATTCCACCATACCAGTATGAATGGCCAATTGGAACATGAGCTCTCCGTTCAGCCTTTGCCCTAATACTTCAATCTCATTATCTACAGTCATAAATTTATTTTGTGCGCACTTCTTAAATGGCAGGTCTCGATGGTACTCAGGCACTCCTGATCGTTCTCATCATCCTCGCGTTTTTCCTGGTTTTCAGACGTTCCGAGCGTCCTCGCCCAGATTACCCGTGGCGTCCACGGCCCGGGTGGTGGCCGGAGCGCCGCGCCCTCCGTGAGTACGAGGAGCGCCGCTGAATTTTTTCTCGTTCAAATCTAAAATGCCCACATCGACCATCTTCTTTAACGCCAAGCGTCGTCTGATCATGCTCACAAACCGCGGTAAATTCATTGCGGGTTCGACGTACAACCCCAAGGCCAAGTTTTTCCGCAACCCAGGTGGTGCCGTTGTGTCCACGCGGTACGCCAACCTGACCACAATCCCAGTGGAGATTCGCCCCAAGATTGATCGCAATACCCGTGCCAACAAGGGCAGAGCGCGTGGCAAGTACGCTGCGCGCGTCGGTGGCATGGCCGTTACCCACGTCAAGCGTAGAGGGCACATCGGAAACATGATGGAGGGTTACGCCAAGTGAGCACATACCTGTTCGAGGGGTGGAGACTCGAACTTACGAAGTTCCTTTGGCACTTTCGACGGCCAGATGTATCCCCAATCTGCATATTCACCAACGTCAAACGAATAGTATGTTGGCATTTTTCGATTCAGTGACGCCTTGTGTGACATCATCATGGGTTCCCATCCCCACCACCACGGCGGGCGAGGGTTTTTACAGCATGGGAGTTTTTGCATAGTGTTCTTGTATCCACGAGAAACCCATTCATCAATCATAGTGTTACAGTACAGTGCCAAAAAACACGTGTGTCCAGTCCACATGAGAGTCGCGGGGTGTTTCGTCCACCCCTTCGTCATTCCCATGAGGGCTCGCCAGAGCTGATACGCCTCGACGCGTTGTTTCCCTAATCGAAGACGGTCCAAATTTTTAGCACATTCGACGACAGAATCGGATGTGACAAAGGTGTTGACCATTTTTAGATTGAGTTAGAGATGCTCGGCGCTTGCTTGTCAATGACAGCACACGATATTTCAGACTTTATTGACTCGATCAAAGAAAATCTGACAGATGCCCAGTACAAGGAGGGTATGGAGATTTGTCAGAGTGTCTTTACGAAAAAGAACGAGGCTTCAGCCGAAAAACTATACCGGATGACATACCTTCGCCCGTATACGTTCGTGGATGACCATTGTGACGATGAAGACTGTGAAGATATGATTTTTCGCATCTCATTCACCAAGGTGGTTGCGCTCGTCAAGTTATCTGATGCACGCGTCGAACGAATTCGCACGGACAACGTCTTTTACGGAACGGACGAGGACATGAAGCCGTTCATCGAGCTTCAGGTTCTGCGTTCGTTTCCAGCCGATCTGGCCGAGCTCGATTCGGACATTCAGTGGTATGAATTTCCAGTTATTTCGCTTGAGCTGGTCGAGGAAGAAGACTAAATACCTTCCCACCCTGGCTTCTTTTCCTGGGATCGAATGAAATATCCCATCGCAAAGCAGTATATGGCTACAATTACGGTTATGACTACGATTACGATTACCATTGGGGTAATACCCGATTATCTGTTTAGACCCCAAGAACCTGGTTGACGACGAAGAGGTCTATTTAGGACCACGATTTCTATACCATCTACGTGCTGCGGTTCTTAACCAATTTCTCATAAGAGACTCGTATTCTGTTTTCTCCTTTGAATATTGTCTAATTGTCTTACCAGTACGGTTAGGAGCATTTGGTTCTGGTTCTAGATTGGAAAATGTATTCTTAATGAACTTCTTTGCGTTTATAAAACGCTGGTTATTTACTGACATACTACTTATCATTGCTTCAAGTTCTTGTATGCTTTTAGCATTTGAAAGACTTTTCGGTGGAATAGGGACACGCAGTGGAGCAACTCCTACAGTATTAGATCTACCTGATGCTGTCTCACGGGTCCTTTGTTGTCCTAGAAGGGCTTGAGCTACTCCAGAAGTTTCGTTTCTACGTCTGGATGTAATCAGCTGACTAATATTATTAATAGCTCTCCGGTGTTCATTTGCGCGAAGTTGATTTTGGTGTGTACGGTATGCATTTGACAGTACTCTTACTCCCTTATTTATGTTTATTTTATTTGCACGTTCTTTTATAACTTTTTTTAATATAGGTGCTCTGGTTGTGTAATATGGGTAGTTTTTGTTAGGAAATTTAGTAAGAAAGAATACTATGTTTTTTGTTGAACTTAATCCTTTACTCTGATTTATATGAATAAGTCTAGCAAGTTCATTTATTTCATTGTTTTTAAGACGTTCACTTCCTTTTATCGTTTTTAAAACACCCTTAACGTAAGGTAATGTTTTGCGAAACGCCCTCTGAAATGTTATTGCTGCTTTCTCTCTCGCTAATGCGTTCACTTTCGCTTTGTATACAGGTGCTATCGATCTGTAATACGGGTCGTTTTTATTAGGATATTTACTAAGAAAGAATGATGCGTTTTCTGGTGAATTGAATCCTGTAGTAAGAGTTGCATGTACAATTTTAGAAAGTCTATTTAGTTCATTACTTGTAAGGCCTCCACTTCCTTTGGTCTTTTGTAAAACAGCTTTAACGTAAGGTAATGATTTGCGGAATGCAAGTTTGGTATTTACTTTCTCTTTTTTAGCGCGGAACAACCTTTGAATTTTTGTTGCTGCGGCTGACCTCTCTGCTGATGTAGGTGCAGGTATAGGCCTGATGAATCCCATACGTATCATGTTTTCTCTGCTTCTTGGTGTAAAAGCGTTTGGCAAATTTCCACGGGGAGGAGAAAGACGAGTACGCCGCCGCCAAGCTGGTGATAATTGAAGACCTTTACGTCTGTCTGACATTTATATTAATTTATATTTAAGTTTCAACCCCAGGAACCTTGAACGTTCCTGGGGCCGAAGCCCGAAAACAAAGTTTTCGGTTGCCCTTTCTTTTTTGTCTTTCGCATTTCGCTTTGCACGGTAGAGGATTTCTCTAGTTGGAGAAGGCCAGGCCACCCATGCCAGACTGGATACGCAGGATGTTGTAGTTCACTGCGAACAGCTTCTGCAGGGTTGCGGAGTTGTTGGACTTCATCTGCACGGACACCTGGGCGTTGTCAATGCGAGAGAAGTTGCAAGTGCCAGTTGGCTGGTGCTCCTCGGGCTGCAGAGCGAAGGAGTACACGTAGATGCCGGGGTAGGGGGTGCCGGTGTGGTGGTAGAATGGCTGCACCTGGTTGAAGTAGTTGCCGTACTGCTCCTTGAAGCGGTCCTGACCGTTCAGGATCACCTTGAACAGGTGCAGAGGGCCCACCTCGATACCTGGGGCAGTGGCGCCCAGGAACTGGGTGCCCTGCTCGACCCAGTAAGCGTTACCAGAGAAGGTGTTGCTGCCCAGGCCGAAGGTGCTCGGGATCGCACCGGAAGTGGACACCAGGTGAGGCACGCCCGTCGCGTTGGGTGCAATGTAGTTGTTGGTCGCCTGGAAAGACAGGACGTTGGACGTCACGTTCACGTTGCCAGTCGCCGTGCAGAAGTTCCACATGGCATTCAGCTGAGCCGTGGCGCTTCCGGCGGGGTTGGTGTAGCACCATACCAGCTCCTTCACTGGGTGGTTGAAGGACAGGCGCACCAGCTGGACTGAGCCCTCAGTGCCGCTGGTAGACAGCTGGTCACCGCCGGTGTGCTGCACCTGCTCGATCAGGTACTCGTGACCCTTCTGGGCGAAGCGGCGACGCTCCTCAGTGTCCAGGTACACGTAGTTGGCCCACACCTCGAAGGCGTTGGTCGTGCCGAAGTAGCTGGCGTAGTAGGCGGTCAGGTCGAAGTCCAGGCGCACCTCGTGGTACTGCAGGGCGATCAGGGGCAGGTACAGGCCGGGGTTGCGGTTGAAGAAGAACAGCAGAGGCAGGTACACCTTGGATGGGGACAGAGCCGAGGCGGAAGTCGCCAGGGGGTTGGACATGGTGGTCATCTTGCCCCAGGCGTACTTGTCGGACTCATTCAGGAACACCTCGGCGTACAGGCGCCACCAGGTCTGGTAGTGCTTGTCGATGCGCTGACCACCGATGGTCAGCTCAACGGCGGCAATGGCACGCTCGGCCACCCAGTTGGTGTCGAAGTTGGCGTTGTTGGACGTCAGAATGTTGGAGGTGGGGGTCAGAGCCACGTGCATGTTGCCGACCAGGTCGCCGTTGCGGGCAATGGTCACGGACACACGGCCGCTGCTGCTGGGCGAGCCGTTCGTCGTCTGCTGGATCAGCTCCATCGCGAAGTTGGTGTGGCGCTTGTACACGGCCTGGAAGAAAGTCACCTTGGGGTTACCGGTCAGGTAAACGTCCTGAGCGCCGTACGCAACCAGCTGCATAAGTCCTCCCGCCATTTTGACATTAGCCAAGAAAATAATTTCGGACGCAGGACGGGTCTGAGGGCGCGCCTCAGGCGATAAACATTTTTGTCGCTGTACATTAAATGGCTGACCATGATGAGAACCCTGACATTGACCTGGATGCTGAGGGTGAGGATGAGTTCGACGAGATGATGGATCCAATGGAGGCTCTTGCCAACTTCCTGGCGACCGACGATGGTGAGACGATCGCCACCTCACTGGCCAGCCTGAAGGATGCGACCCAGATGATTGCCAAGCACCTGGAGAAGCAGAACCTCATCCTGGTGAAGCTGCTGTCTGCAGTGTCCAACATGAAGGGCTGTGACTGCAAGGCGGCCGCCCCGGCCTCTTAAAAAAATATACCGCCCTTGTACTATGATGGTCCCGGCTGATGTTCACACACTCGACCGGGACCAACCAGCAGAACATGCGCACGAAATTCGCATGGAAGTCATGCGTTCTGAGGTGTCAAGTCTCATCCCAGAACGTCTCGAACATTTCATCGGTCAACTCGAGGAAAAGATGGGTCTCACCTGTAAAGGTGACCGGTTTGCACCGCTCACCAATGGATTTAGACAATTCTTCCGGGATGACGAGCTGGACCCGAACGGTATGCCCCAGAACGTGGATCTGGAGCGGATTCAGGAACAGAAGCGTCGCCTGGTGAACCTCTTCTCCGAGCTGTATCACCGTTCGAGTGAGTTGGGAATCAAGGATAAATCTTCCGAGGATGTCAACGGTGATGAGTTTCGCATCGCGCACCGCCTGATGCGACTCATTGAGACTGCCGACGACGCCTACGAAATCATTTTCCGGTACGTCCGGTCATTTGAAAGAATCAACAGCCCGACAGTCGCTCCGATGGCTGGTGATATGGATTCTTCGCTTTTCCGCTGCAAGACGATGGATTCCGTAGATGAGGAGGATGACGCCAGCCCGTACCAACGGCTGCTTCTGTACCTCCTGAACAAGACGTATACCCAAAAGATGAAGCGGTACAAGGGACAGTGTTGCAAACAGATTGAGACGCCTGATGGACACTTGACCCGTGCCTGGAAGCCAGTCATGGAGATTAAGGAGTTTGTGTATTTCTACACACAAAAGGAGGACAAGTATGATATGTGGCGTAACCTGACGAGTAAGGGTGGTATTGTCCGGGACACAGTGACTCACCTGTCGATGTGTCGCGACATTCAGTTTCCTGAAATTCAGAAGAACAGAACTGTGTGGTCATTCACGAATGGAATCTACGTTGGTAAGGAGTGGTGCGAGGATGGATACACATCCAAGTTTTACCCGTACGGTTCGACAGACATTGCAAACCTAGATCCGACTGTTGTGAGCTGCAAATTTTTCGACCAGGAGTTTCCAGAGGAGAATATGAATATAGCAGCTTGGCAGGATATCAATACACCTGTGATTCAGTCGGTCATGGAGTATCAGCGTTTCTCGAAGGAGGTTATGGAATGGATGTATGTATTCATCGGTCGTTTGTGTTTCGACACGAACGATATGGATGCTTGGCAGGTGATTCCCTTTCTCAAGGGTATCGCCGGGTCTGGCAAGTCGACAATCATTACCAAGGTGTGTAAGCGATTCTACGACTCTGAGGATGTTCGGACGCTCTCGAATAACATCGAGAAGAAGTTTGGTCTCTGGTCGATTCATGACGGGTTCATGTTCATCAGTCCAGAGGTCAAGGGTGACTTGGCGCTCGAACAGGCTGAGTTTCAGTCGATGGTTTCAGGTGAGGATGTGTCCATTGCACGCAAGAATGAAAAGGCGCTTTCGATGACGTGGAACGTGCCTGGTATCCTTGGCGGTAACGAGGTGCCAAGCTACCGCGACAACTCCGGTTCCGTGCTTCGTCGTCTCGTGACGTGGAACTTTGCACGCCAGGTATCTGAGCCCGATCCACAGCTCGATGGAAAGCTCGAGGCGGAGATTCCGACGATTCTGTGCAAGTGTATTCGTGCGTACCTGGATTACTCGCGCAAGTATTCAAAGAAGGACATCTGGGGTGTTTTGCCACCGTACTTCAAGTCTGTCCAGGCACAGGTGGCTACGGTGACCAACCCGCTGCAGCACTTTTTGGCAAGCGACAAAGTGGTGTACGGACCAGACAAGTGTATCCCGCAGAAGCTGTTTGTCCAGATTTTCAACCAGCATTGTCAAGAGAATGTGCTCGGACGGTGCAAGTTCAACGAAGACATTTACGCGGGTCCGTTTTCGTCTCGAGAAATTGATGTTCGGAGCGGGTCAATGACCTACCGAGGCAAGGCGTATGCAAACCAACGTTTCATCCACGGTATCGATACGATTGAAGAGAACTGTCTGGGTGCTGACCTAGACGTCTAGGACTTTTCCCGTCTGCGACGGGAAAACGCTCCACCAAAGGAGGCGGACAACGGGCACTCCGTGCCCCTTGGACTGAAGGTCTAAGGACCAAGAACTACAAAACTGTAATGGAAACTATGACTGCTCTGTTTGCCGCATGGGAAAATACGATTGAAGAGTACAAGAACCAGCCGAATGTCGAGATTGAGATTCGGCTGGGCAAGGTGAATCGTGGCAAGTTTGATACAAATGTCGGTCAGGCTACGTTTGAACGGGCACTTCGCCGGCTTAGGAAATACGAGGGGTGGGAGTCGACAAACGAGAGTCAATCGACTGTGTACATGGATACAGCGGCTGGAAAGCGTGTCGTCATGAATGACATTACTGACGAGATGGAGTCGTGTGTCATCAAGAAACGGATCCTCGTGAATGACCAGGTACTTGATGGGTTTCCGGTGGATGTACGTCTGGGTATTTCCTCAGAGGTGCCATACGACCGTGATGATGACACGGAAGAGAACTTTACACGAGTCAAGAAGCGTAAGCGGTACTCGTTCGTACGCAAGGGTCTTTCGATTGACCTGTCCGAGGTGAGCGGTGACGCAGACGATAAGGATTCCGAGGATGTGACCGAGTACCAGATTGAGCTCGAGATTCTTAACCCGCCAGTGAATGCAGCAGAGCGACACCAGGTGTTTAACATCGTGTACAAGATTTCGGACATTTGCAAGATTCTCTAGTCTTTGAGCAGGACCCGCATTTCCGTGTAAAATGAAGCATTCGATGTTGTTACATGCGTACCGTGTAGTGTCATCGTCTCTATAGTGTGCGCGCGTTCGTATTGATTGAAAATTGAAAACCATTCATCCATAGCATCGAGTTCGATCGGTCTATGAATGACGTGACACCCTGGAAGTCGAAATATATGCAATGACTTTGATGTCGTATTGTATACAATTCCGTCATGCGAATACAAATGCAGTTTCACGTTAATCTTTTTTGGGGTAATGTTAAAATAAAGACGGGTATCTATAGTCGGGTCGGACATTAGAATAATTTTACGTATGATTTCACAAGGAAGGTTTCTCCATATCATCGTACGTTGTTCTTCTTGAATCGCATCGCTTTATGCACCACGGGCTTGTACGGCACCTTTTCACGTCGAGTATTCTTGGGTGTGTACTGGCCGAACATCTTCGTAAAGTAAAAGTCCGTCTCGTTGAGCAGGTAGTCAATCTCCTCCGCCTCGAAGCCACTCTCTTTCAAACAGGAAAACATCCGTTCATTCTTTTTCAATTCTTTCATCGCATTTCGCGTGAAAAAGGCGTGAAACTCAGGAGGCCACTGAGTCAACATTTCTTTGAGATTTTGCATCACCTCTTCAACCGACTGCTCAAAAGCTTCCGAACACCGAGTCTCCCACGCATCCATGTTCCACTGATCCTCCACTTTGTGAAACCCCTTGAAGTAGATTGGCCGCCGGCACATGGGACACCCAGTGCCAGTGCCTTTGAGATACCAGCTCTTTATACACACCGAGCAAAACTCGTGACCGCAACACAACTTGCGGCACGGGCCAGTCTCGTAGCATACCGAGCACTCCATTTTTTTCGAATGGATGTTAAGTCTCGGTTCAGGTTTTGACAGGCACAGGACGTATTTTCTTGTACCACGCCATGGAACACATCGTGTTTCCATCGGGTGCGTCGACTATTGTTGACGTGTCGTCGTCCGCAAGCCGCCATTTGCCCTTGTGTTTGACGTACACTGCGTAGTGTCCACCATGGAACATTCCCCAGTGGGCGACGACTACAAAGAGTTTCATATCATGATACGTATCCGGGACGAGCTCCACAGGACACTTTTGTGTGAAAATGACAGACAAACAGTCGCCAGTCTCTCTTATGACTGTCTGCATCGCCGCCGCGTTGTATTTTTTGCCAGCGTCGTCGACGTAGTCACTCAGAATGTGATACTTGTCGTACTTTTGAAGATGTTCCGGCGAATCGACAAAGAGCGAACAAAAGTCGTTCGTCCGTGACGATGTTCCTCCGGGGTACACGACAATCTGTTCCTCCTTGCCGTAAAAAATGGGTTTCATATAGTCGAGCCCGAGAGACTTTTCGAGTGCGTCTAGGAGTGCTAAAACAGCCTCGTGGGCGTCGTGCTGCTGCAACGGCGTAAAGTCCGTAAACTTGGCCCGGAACGTATCGACGAGTTCACGCGGATCGAGTGGGTCTTTCTTTTTTTGATTCCACATCTTGCGAACCAGATGGGAATAAGCACGAGTCACTTCGCAAGGTCCATCATAGGGACCTTCGCGGAGAAACCGATTTGTGAGTGCAGGAACATGTGCTAGGCACTGTACAGCTGAATTGAAATAGCATGTGTTTCCGACGTTGAGCAATCCTCTTGACATTGTCTACTAAAGCTTCCAGACTTTTATGTAACAAAGATGCTGTCTATTCGTCCGGTTGTCGTGTGCACTGCTAAGCCATCGCCCTCACGCAAGAAGGGGCAGATTCGCTATAAACTGAAACAGGCGATTAATCACGCCCAGAGTCTGTGTCATAATTTTGAGGATACGAATGAGTGCCGCGTCGCGTGGGACGAGGTGAATGAGCTGACGCGTGCGCTCCATGATCAGACTCCGCCGCCTTCCGAGAATGAGCGTTCTGAGCTTTCAAAGCGTGAGTATGACGTTTAGTACGGAGCCGGATCCATCATAGGAGGAACCTCCTGCTGGCTGATACCGTCTGGATTGTCATACCCCGATCGCTTGCTTGGGAAATAACGCATGGCGAGCGTCGCCAGCAAGATAAAGACGATGGCGTGTAGAATCAGACCACCGATCTTGGCGGTACCCTCATAGGTCGCGACCCAGCTGCCGAACACCTTACGGGTCGCCTGGTAGGTCGCGGGGCTGGCGACCAGGGCATAAAGGACGGCGGGGACAATGTAAAACTTAGCAGCGTCTGACATTTCTTAATTACAAAGAATAAAATTCATCGAGCTTAATGTCCTCGCGAAGGTTGACGATCGTCCGATCATACGTCCGACGGTTGTTCGGATGTGTCTTGTCTGGACGCTCCTTAACAGGTGTCCACCCCAACTCCTTGTAGTCGCACTCGAGTATAGTCCCCGGGGCATATGGCCGCGTCTTCGTGTTCAACTCCGCCTCTTTACGCAGCTGACCACGTTCTTGTATACAAAGATCCTTGCCGTTCATAACCAGAAAGTCAATAGTAATCAAATGTCTCGGCTTCCATTTGAAAAGCGTCTCATGTGTCCCGATACGAACGGGTTCCTCAACCGGTGTAAAAATGATACCATCCGTCTTTTCACCGAGTTGAATCTTACTCACCTCGCTCAGAGGCAACATCTCCTTCACCTTCACCTGCAACCGTGGTTGTTTCAGGATAGACTTGACCACCATCTTGGCCTGTGTCAGACGTTCCGTCAACGTCTTTTTACGAAGATCCTCGCCCTTGACACGAACAGCATCGTACACGTAAAAAACACCATCCATCAATTCCCCATCCAGTACAGTGTCACGCGGAACTGTCAGAGTCGTATACGTGACGTGGAACGCCCGGTCCACGAGTGCACAAATCTTCTTCTTGTCCGACGCCTCAAAACACGCAAGCATGTGACGCACGCCATCCGTCTTTTCACATACGACGTACGGTTGAGACTTGAGTACCCTAAAGTGCTTTCTCTCTATAGAAATGGGCTGAGGCCCGGGAAACCACGATGGATCGCTAGATTCCCACACCTGATGAATATACCCCTTGATTTCATCTTCGTACATGTTTATAACTAGAGTCTGATCTTTAGTCCTCGCTCCGCGAGTTTTCTGTTCGCCTGTGTGTCTCTTCGTGACTTGGACTTAAGGATTCATCACGACACCCGGCATTTCTAGAATGTTCCCTAAGCACTTGTGTGTAAAGTGGCGAATGACAGTCGCAGATGGTAGAGCTACCACACGTAGGTTGTTTGATTTCAGTTGAGCAAACATGTTCTCATAGGAGTCACATGACAGGTTTTTTTGGACGCTCTTGAGCTTCTTGTCGACAGGCTTCGCGTCCATCACCCATACGCGCGCTGACGTCTTGACAACATCGTACAAATCCGTACCCACCACCTTTTTCGCCACATCGGTATCGAATGTAAGAGCGCGTTGATGAATCGGCTCCGTCGACCCTGCCACTGTCTTTTTGCGGAACATGTCCCAGTCTACACCCTCGACGACAGACGGAAATACGACGACCCGGATATCCTTCTCCATCGTGTTGAAAACCCGTGGAATCGAATCCTGGTCCAGGTTGGTTCCGTAATCAAACCATACGATGCGCTCACCAGTCTTCACCAGTTTGGGAAGAGCGTCGAGACCCTCCACGAACACATAATCGATGTGAACTTGGCGCTGCGATCCGTACATACCCAGCGTCATGAGCGAATGAAGCGTCGTCACGGCGATTGATTTATTTCGAGTAACGCATACAACGTACATGCTCAAGAGTCGGTCTGACTCTTTAGTCGATCCTCAAGTTTGCCATGGAATCGTAGGTTTCCGACGTGTCCCAACGTCGTCGTGACGTCTGCGAAAATCTTACCACCCATCTGCTGCCAACGACGACAAAATGCATAATCCTCCGACAGGTACCGACGATTCTGAGGGTCGATCATACAATCAAACACGGCACAGTAATCCTCGAAATCGCGATTCTGGTGGTCATTCTTGCAGTTGAGTTCCGGGTAGTGCGCATACATGCGTTCAATGACGTCACGCTTAATCATCAGAAAACCTGTTGGGCCGTCGAGCACCTCGACGAATCCGTTTGTGATTTGGGAATTCTGGTACTTGAAGTTCATGACGAGTGCCGCAGACGCCTTGTTGAGGTCCTTTCCGGCTGCGATAGCCTGTGCAGCCTGGTCCCACATAATCACCTTTTTGGGATACACGGCGCATGACACATCATGACCAGACGCCAAGAGACGCATGACGGATTCAGCCTCGAATTGAACGTCAGCATCGATGAACAAAAAGTGCGTTGCATTCGACTTTTGCATGAACCGCGCGACTGAAATGTTCCGAGCACGGTGAACCAGGGACTCGTTCTCGGTCGTGTCGAGCATGAGCTGAACACCATACTGCGCACAGATTCGCTGAAGTTTCAGGATGGATTCAGCGTACGCCTGCAGACACAAGCCGCCATAACACGGTGTCGATAGGAAAATACACGGCGACTGCGACATTGTATATCATATGAGTGTCTCCTTTAAAACCCGGTCTACGTGAATTAAGTCAAGTACACGTTTATTTAAGAATGGTCGTACGATGTGCAATGTCATAGTAACAACCCACGACGGATTTATGATTTGAATTTCTTGGAGATGGGTTGAATATTTTTGGGTGATGAGTCGTGCAATTCCGATTGCGACATCCACCTCGAACATATGTTTCACTGAAAAACCATCAGCGTCGAATATCCATTTCCATGACCCTTTATGAGCACCCAAGACACCATCGTAATGTTCTATGATACCATCTTTGTCCCAGTATTTTGTCGCTTCGGCTGGTTTTGTGTAAAAAACACCGGGACTCACCTGTTTGAGTGAATGACTCGTAGGGTCTCGTGCACACACTGGACATTCATACATTTTTATGTACAATACTACTATATGGCAGAAATTGTTAAACTGACAACACAGGCGAGTATCATCGTCCAGGCTTTGTCGTCTGTCTTCGGTATCAAAGGTATACTTACACCGGTACCAGCTTCTAAACAGGTTCTAGTAAACGTCCTGAAGCTTGAGATGCTCGTAACATTCATTCAACTTTCATGGTACGTCAATTTGTACAAGTCGTTTAATCTTGCGACCATGTCCACAAGACGCTACTCCGACTGGTTCATAACGACACCTCTTATGATTCTCAGCATGGCTGTCTACTACATATACGAAAGTGGCAAGACATTCACGTTTGAAAAGTACAAGAAACCTCTTGTTCAAATGTTTATTGCAAACTTCATCATGTTACTCGCAGGGTTCTTGGCGGAGAAGGGTCTGATGGATCGCACCGTTGCACTCGGTATCGGATTTGCTGCGTTTGGATTTGTATTCAAGAAGTTGTACTACGAGTTCAGAACAGAAGAGTCTGATGAAATATACAAATTACTGACAAGTGTGTGGGCTTTGTACGGATTAGCTTTTATGTTACCTGATGTTCAGAAGAATATAATGTACAACGGTCTCGATTTGATATCGAAGAACTTCTTCGCCTTTTTCTTGTACAGAAAAATTGTTCACGTCTAGTAGATGACCGACGTGGTCCTTCCAGCGGGGACGCGCCTCTACAAGGGGTTTGGTAACCGCACGACAGGGTGTCATTCCCTGCTCAAAGACACGCGTACATTTTTCGTGACCCAGAGCGCCAGGTTGGCGCGCTCGTATTCAAACACAAAAACGGCGTGCCCCTTTATCGCAAAGAAATCACTCCGTCTTTTTTTGTTGACACACCCGAACGTCAAACGCATTTTTCCAAAATTGTCCATGAAGACAATCCTCGGACTTCGGTTTGCGCTCGGCACAAACGTCACACGGGGTCAGCAGACGAAGGTGTACCAGAACATCACTGGACGCAAGGCGCCGCGGCGGTTCCTCGCACGTCCACAGAATCGCGGCGAACGATTGTCACTCACCAATGTCAATGTAGATGTCTTTGGACGCCTGAGCACAGAGTACCTCACAAAGAATGGCTACGACGGGTTTTACGCCCCACCGAAGCGGACTGGGTTTCACGGCGGGCTCTTCCCAGCCGAAATTATGCTATGTAACGCTGGTCGGACGTTGGTTCGCCCCGGCGTCGAACGCGCGCCGGTCCTGTCCCGTGTTTCCGTCGTCAGAGA